AACTCAATGATAATCAGCTACTTACGCTATATATGCAGCTCAATAACCATCTAAATACGCTACTAAATCATTCCAAATACGAAAAATTACCTAATAAGCCATCCCATAAGCCAATTTTAAAAAATATAAAAAATAGGAAAATCTTATGCCTACAGTAAAAATAGACTTACTCCCTAAACAACACCAATTCCTCAACTCTCCTAAGAAGTTTGTTATGTATTCAGGAGGTAGAGGATCAGGTAAATCTCAAGTGTTATGTTATGCTGCATTAAGACAAGCTGTAATACCGTTTAATGAAGTATTGCTTGTTAGAAAGACGCGAGTGGATTTGATGTCTACTACGCTAATCTCATTGTTAGGCGGTGAAAATCCTGTTATTCCTCCAAGTTATATAGAAGCTCACAATAAGTCTGAAGGTACTATTAAGATTAAAGGTGGTGGAGTTATAAGGTATAGAGGGCTGGATAAAGGGACAAGTGTTAGATCTGTTAATAGTGGATGTCTCTGTATTGATGAAGTGTGTGAATTTACTGAAGAAGAGCTTGAAGAGTTATATTATGGATTACGAAGTCCTTATGGTAGTCGTCAGGTTTATATGGCAACTAATCCGGGAATACCAAGTCCCGATAATTTTCTTTACCGTAAGTTTTTTATTGAGAAGAACGATGATCATGAAGTAATTACAAGTTCAAGTTATGAGAATCCTTATTTGCCTCCAGACTTTTTTGAGATGTTTAAGCATATGAGTCCCAGTAGAAAGAAGCAGATGGTAGAAGGTATATGGTGCTCTATAGAAGGTGTGGTGTTTGATAATTTTGATAGAACGCGTCATTGTAGGCATTTAGTGGATGGTAAGTATGATGTACAAAGAGAGTATGATTCACACATTTTAAGTATTGACTGGGGCATCACGCACTCTACGGCTATGATTTTATGTGGCGTCAAAGGAACAAAGATTAGTGTGCTTGAAGAATTTGGAACCAGTCATATGTTAATCAAACAGATAAAAGACAAGATTGTTCAGCTAAAAGAGAAATATAGGAACCTTGAGATATATTATGATCCTTCTGCGCCAATATTAGCAAATGAACTTGGTAATATTGGAATTAATCTTATAAAGGCTAATAATGATAGGCAGGTCGGTATTGATAGAATAAGGAATCATCTTGGAGAGAATACGCTGGAGATAGATTATGGATGTGAAAAATTAATAAGAGAATTTGAGAACTTGACTTTTCAGCGTAATAGTGATAAACCAGTTAAATTTGGCGACGACTTCTTGGATGCTCTCAGATATTGCGTGAATGCTATAGACGATGACCAAGGATTGTATGTATATCCAAAATTTTTAGAAATGGATGAAGAAACAGAAAATTTTGATATGTGGAGTGAAGAAAATAATATGTCGGCATTTTAGTGATTTTTTGAATATTCTGACTTATAATGATTTCCTAATTTAGCTTTTGACATTTTTAATAGCGATTCTTCACTATATATATCTTTTTTACCTTTATTCCAAGTAGGTCGTCCTTTCATGGCTATAGAATGTTTTAATCTTGCCTGAAGCATTTTCTCAGATGGATTTTGAAAAGCCAGTTTGCACGATATAGATCTTTTTAATCTTGTTTCTGACGATTGAATATTACCTTTGCTAGCCAGTCCTATTCTTCTTTTAGTCTCTTCGGAATGCTTAAATCCTTTTCTGCTATTCTTTTGCCTATCTGCCCCTTGTAAATTATATCCCTTATCACCGTTCATGCTATCATAAAAGGCAATCCAGTAGTCTTCGCGTTCAATTAGCTTATCTTCGGGGCATTCTTCTATAATTGTGAATTCAAAGCTGTCTTTACCGTATTTGTTCCAAGATTTCTGTAGATGGTCGTTTTCGTAATTGCCCTTGTTAAGTCCAGAGGTATACTCCCACCATCTTCGCTCAATTCTTACGCTACTGCCAATAATTACTTTGTCATTAACCTTATTCCTTATCCGATATACTCCACAAGTTTTATTCATACAAACATTATACAGCGCTAATTTAAAAATTCAAGAGAATTATTACTTAGATTAAATCTATGTATAAATCTATAAATATGGAGATCTCTAATGAGTCGTCCCAGAGGATCTAAAAATCTAAAACCTTCTAAAGCCGATCTGTATAAGTCTTTAGAAGTTAGCAATCTTAATACAGAATCATTTGAATCTAAAGCTGTTCCTCCTTCTTTTGGGAGAATTGACGCCCTCATAATAAGTCCTAAGGTGTTGAGTAACAATCCCATAGAACTTTTGAAACTTAATAAAGGCTACACTGGAGTATGCAATACAAAGAATGCAACGGCTATAGCAAGTATCCCATTAAGGTTGTTTGCAGTAAGCGATTCAAAAAATGAAAAGTTCGTATTTCCATTTAAGCAGCTCAATAAAGTAGAGATAGAAAGAATCAAATCCGAATCTAAGACTTTATCGGTAAAAAGAGCGCATAACATCGTTGAAATAGTAGAGCATCCTGTTTTTGATGTTTTGAATAATGTTAATAATGGCGATTTAAATTATTTTGATTTGATGGAAATGACGGCAGCTTATCTTGGAATGATTGGAAACGCTTATTGGGAGATTGAAAAAGAAAAAGGCATTCCAAGTGGCATTAATGTTCTTCCTGCTGAGTATACATGCGTTACCTTATCAGATGATATGAAGGTAAAAGGCTATAGGCTGTTTAACGGTATTTACGAGAGAGAATTTCAAAGAGACCAAGTTATACATTTTAAGAATGTAAGCCCCGGATTATTTTGGAGAACATGGAATAGTGCTCTTATAACAGGTCTTTATGGTATAGGTGATGCGGAATACGTTCTTGATGAAATCTACCTTTATAATTCAATTATGGATTATCTAAGGGCATTAACCGAGAACAATGCAATTCCTTCAGGTATTATCAAATATACCGGCGGACGTTTAGACAAGAACACCATGCAGGATGTCCAGTCTCAATGGGATAAGGTACTAAGAAGTTGGAAACGTGCAGGTAAAGTAAAGGTAATGGATACAGACTTTGATTTTCAAGCTTTATCAATGCCTCCTAAGGAAATGGACTTTACCGAAGGTCGTTCATGGTTAAGAGGTGTAATAGCAAATGCATTCGGAGTTCCAGAAGACTTAATTACTTCATCTAATAGTAATAGGGCTACTTCCAATACTGCTGTAACTGCCTATTTTCGTTTTAGCATCAAACCTCGTCTTAAACGCTTAGAAGAGAGATTAAATTCTCATCTGATGCCTTTATACGATGACAATCTCTTCCTAGCCTTTGACGAATGCGTTCCGATTGACGACCAACTACTTCAAAAGAGAGAGCAGGGAGATCTTGCTGCTGGCGTAATAACAATCAATGAAGTTCGTATATCTCGCGGACTCCAGCCAGTAAGTTGGGGAGAAGTTCCATACATACCTGTAAAAGAAAACATTCGTGCCGATGCTAATCCTGCTGGTACTGATCCTTCTGCACTTAGAGAGGAACAGAGATTAGATAATAGAACAGCAGATGAGCGTATAGACGAAACAAGTCCTAATGAAGACGTAAAACCTGTTAAGGAGTAATTATGAGCAAGAAGACAGTAAAAGCAGAATCGTTAGTAGAATTTCTAAATCAGAAATATAAGTCCGATGTTGGTTTTAGACAAGACGGAACAATAGAGCGCAAGGAAGTTATATTCAATGAAGTTAGTTCTTTAAATGAGGAAGAAGGAACGGTTGAATGCATTATAACAACTCAAGGCGTGGATAGAAGTGGAGACATTGTTATAAGTAAGGGCGTAAATACAGATGAATTCAATAAGATTCCAAGCGTATTTTTAAATCACGATTATTCAATTTTGCCCATTGCGAAGTGCGTAGAGTTAGTTCATAAAGAAGGATCTATATCTGCCAAAATCAAATTCGCATTGAACGTTCCATTAGCCAGAGATGTTTATGAATTAGTAAAGGCAGGCGTTCTTAAGGGAGTGAGTATCGGATTTGACGCATCAGAAGTATTACTTAAAGGTTGCAAGGCTTTTGATGAAATTACAAAATCTATGGGTATGGATTTAGACACATATAAATCTGCAAAACGTGTTATTACTCAATGGAAACTTTACGAATTCAGTTTGGTAAGTGTACCTGCTAATGCTGAGTGCTATGTCAAGTCTCTTGGTAAAGGTATGAGTCCTGAATTAATGAAATATCTTGATGTTAAAATTACAGAAGATGACGAAGAGCAGGATGAGAAAAAAGGTGAAGAAGAAGACGAACAGACAATGAAGCCAGCAGAACATCAAGAGCACGAAGAAAATGAAACTCCAGCTCACGAAGAGGAAGAGCATAAAGATGACGAAGAAGAGTTGGAAGAGAAAGAAGTAAGTGCTGAAATTATAGAAGGTGCTAAAGTTGAAATGGAAGATCATAAGGACGTTCTTGAAGCTCTTAAGGCATTAGGTATTGCTGAAGAGAAGATTCAAGAGATATTCCAAATGATAGCTGCTGATGAATTAAGGGATGATCCTAACTTCTATAAGAGCGAAACTATGGAAGAAAAAGAAATGAGCGAAACGACTGAGCCTGCTTTAGTCAATAAGCCATTAGCAGATGAATCCAATGAAAAAGGCGATTGGATGCCCGGAGGTTCGTTTGATGCCTGTGTTCTTATAATGGAAAAAGAAGGACATAGTAATGAATCAGCTAAAAAGATATGCGGTAAGATTGAAGCTGATCATAATGCTAAGAGCGACAAACCTAAAGAAGAAGTAGAAGAGAAGAGTCTTAAAGATGAAGATCCTA